CGATATCCTCAACTGTACCTCTTATTTTTTGCAACCTTTCGTTTTGTTCTTCTAAGTCTTTTATTCTTTTATCATCAATATTGCCAGTGCGGCGGCCTCTCTCCTTTATTTGTTCTATTTCTACATTATTAAGTCGAATCTTTTCGCGGGCGCGCTCTTCGCCTTTACCCATTCTGGCGATTTCTCCTTCCAGAAGTAGTTGTTGTCTCTCAAGAGATTTTTCAATTGCCTCCCTGGTTTCCAATTGTCTCTTTAGGGCGGATATCACGTTCTTGGTGTTGCCGGCGAGTGCCTGGATGTTCTGAATTTGTACATCAGTATATTCGGTAATCTCTCTATATAGATCCCTTGTAGTGTAGCCGGCGCCTTCGAGCGCTTTTAAGGCATCTGCCATTTCTTGGGGTGTGGCCATATAAAAGTTTCCTTTTTATAAATTAAATAGTTCACAAAGCAAAAGACAGAGCCGTTGATTTGCTCTGTCTTTTTAGGAATTTACATTGAAGGCGTTTTGGGTTGGTTATAAGGCGTTAAAGTTTGTGTCTTAGAGCCCCCGCCCTTTCCCGCTTCTTCCATTGCTTTGCTTTCGTCTTCAAGTTGTTTTATCAATCTTTCGACAAACCATTTTCTTAAACCAACTGGCAAATTATATGCTTCTGAGAATGACCAACCACCTGAATATTTTAAAAAGAAGAATTGTTCGTAAACATTCTGCATATAATCATCGGTCAGGCCAAAAAAAGTCCGCGGTCAGCGGGACCTCCAATGATTGCTCATGACTACATTCTGAACATTCAAAATGCTGTGTCAGATCAACATTGGGAGTGGCTAATTTGTGTGCCATTCTCAGATGACGCGAATCTATTGAAGGAATGTTGTTTATTAAATATTGTTTTGCTTGTGGGGACGCGTCTCCATTCGCGGCAACAATAATTTTAGAAAGATGAGTTGTGATGGCCTTTTCGCCAAGTGCTTTTTTTCTCTCTGAGTTCGACATGTCGATGAGATCTTTTTCATCTCGGCCGACCAATAGCTTGAAAACGACGTTAACCTGTGTTTTTGGTAATGTAATGGAAAACGTGCTATCTCCATTATCAGTTATTTCCCACTCATCTAATTCATCAGTTGCGGCATTGATTTTTGCCTTATTTAAATCAAACGAATATCTCTGTGTTGTGCTGCATGCGGGGCATGCCACCTTTGTATTATATTCATTTCCATATCCTGTGACTCTAGTGGAAATAATTACTGCGTTTCTATCTCCAACCAACATCATATCGGGATCGATTGATTTATTGACAATAATATTTTGAATTACTCGGTCCAAAGCAACACCTTTTTTCAAAAGCGTTCTGGAAGTAAGCAAATCCTCTTCTTTTGCTGTCATCTGCCGAATTTCAATACAGGTCTCCCCATGAAGGGGGTGCCCCTCTGGGTAAAACCTGCCTTGTGATGGCAAATCAACAAATTCAGTAGGAACAACAAAAGAAAATCCCTCTGAATTATTCTGCATAGCGTTCATAGGGGCGTCTGCACTTTTATTCTGGGCGCCGCCTACACGATCTCTATTTCTCGACAATATTCACCTCATTTGTCTTTATTTAGCTGGAACTTGCACCGGCAAAGAATGTGTTACCCTTCTTGGAAATTGCAACAGAGCCAGCGGTCGTAACTTCAAGTTTCGCCCAATCATACTTGAGCGTAACGGTAATCTCAGTCAGGCTATCATCGCCATATGATAATTCGCCATACTTTACAGCACTAATGAACGAGTTCCATAGTGTCCACTTTTCTAAAGCTTTCCCCTCGGCATCAATCTGTGTAACCGTAACTTGACCAAGAGAGCTAACTGCCGTGGCCTTTGTCATGGTTGAAAGATCACCTTCATTAGCTGGAGGATGGTAACCGCCACCTTCAAGCAAAGCTGCAAAAGACGCCGCCATATCAGGTTCGGCCGGATCAACCACTGTAATGTCTACAGTGTTCCAGGTTACCGTGCCTGGATAATAAAAAGTATGATTTAAATACTTGTGTTCTGTGGCTGCAATGTCGAAAGACGGCTTCGTGGCGCTCTTTGCCCACCACAAAAAGCTACTTCCAGCATCAAACCCCGTAAATTCAACTTTAAAGCGAAATTTTCTTTTTGGATCTGTTAGGGTGGAATCAGCACCAAAATTAGTTGACCAAAATGCCATGTTTAAAAGCTCCTATGCTTATTTTTAAATAGTAACGTGAAGAAATTTTCCCCACTTCTTTTATTAGTCATCGAATGAGGCACCCGTTGACATAATCACGAAGTCAATCGCGATGAACTCAATTGCCCTTGCAGGCTTAACCATGATTTTCGCATACAAGATGTTCTGATCGATTAAGTCTGGGGTTGTGGTTGATTCATCAAGAATCAATCGATAATCCGTAAGCCCAAATCTACTCTTGACATTGGCCAATAACGGATCAATCAATCCAATGAATCGATTCCAGGTTGCCTCTACGTTCTGCTCGAAAAGAACCTGCGTGGAAAGAACGGAAATCTGCTTCTTCAAATAAATTACCAATCTTCTAACATTAATTCTATCCAGAGCGGATCGGCGCTGCTGAAGCGTCTTCTGGCCAAATACCACAATTCCACTTGAGGGGAAGGATGCAATCGGATTAATATTTGCGTCATAGAGAACATCACGCTCTCTTGAGGTCACTCTCTCGCTAACGCTTGTTACCGGAATTCCAGCGGCTCCTTCGCTTAAACCGCCGCGATTAAAGCCCGCGGGAGCAAACCAAAGCTCGGAACTTGCCTGAGAACTAGCAAGAACTCCCATCATTGCAACGGAAGGCGGAACCCAAAGAAGGCGGCCGGTGTCTTCATCACGAGTTTGAACCCATGGATAAAAAGTCGCCCCATAACTTGAATCAATCTCTCGATTCTTCAAGGCGGTGGCCGCGGCATTTGGTGTAGTGCCAACTCTAGCAGTCTTGCTTGATTTATATATTTCATGAGAAGGAAGATATACATCTGCAATGTCGATAAGAGCCATGGCGTCTGCTCGATCTTCACAAACATTAATCATATGACCGGTCAAATTATCCAACGTCAACCCTGGCGCCGACAAAAGATTCATATTAACAAACTCTGGATCGGACACAGTATTGACGGCGCGCTTCCAGGTAGTATAGATATAACTATTTTCCTCTGTAGATGTGGTGTCCATTCCTTTATTATACATTGGATCGGGAACCGTAATATCAAATCCGTCAACACCGCCCCAGAAGGGGGCCGTAAATCGATTTACGTTGGCATTCAACAAGTTAGTATAGGAAGCCGAGGAATAAGATATCGACAATGCGCGGGCGCCGGACATATAATAAAATGCCGTGTTGCTTGAACCACTTTGTACAACATCATCCAAAGAGAACACATATCCATAGCCGTCAAACGCTGCGTCAGTGTTGGTTGTCGGGTCATCAGCAGCATTAGCAAAAAGCATTCTGTTAAAGTCGGCCACACTATTGTCGGATATCGGAGAAGTGCTGGCAGCAGGAGTCCTTACTGAAGAGAAGCCGAAATACGCGGTGGTCGGGTCGCTTAATCCGCCATCCGAGGACGAAACTCTAAGCGCACCGGTGGGGAACGAGAAGGATCCCGTAAAGCCGTTCGTGGCCGCGGCTCCAACGTCGCGGGTGGCGCCAGAGAGAAACGGCTGGTGTACCACAACATTGCTGCGATCAGGACCAAAGGGCATATTAGTTCCGCCCTGAACCCACGAACCAGAGCCAAGTCCAGTACTCCACCCCTGGGAACTGGTCACATGAACCGCAGTGGCAAACCTGGGGGGACTAAAGTAGCCGAACGGAAGCAATAGAGGGTCTGTTGCTCCGGCCTCAACGTCAGAGGTTGCTTCAAGATAAACAAACTTTGAATTATTGGGATATTCCCCATACAGCTTCAATCTCTTGGAAGCGGTGTCCCATTGATAGTACTGATCTCCAATCTTTCGAGCCACAAAGTTGGGGGCCGTTGGGTCAAGCGTACAATTATCAAATCTTTCCATCACAATTACATTATTATCAGTATCTTTAAGTTTTCTAATGACTACTGAAAATGTTCCATAATCTGTGACTGTGCTTGTGGATTGTTTGATGTTTTCAATTGAGACTTTACAATTCTTATGCAGCCATTCGCCATGACCACGACCAATCAAACGAAAAAGCTTTGTCATTGCCGATGGACTATAGCTAGCCGGGTCACCACTTAGATCCTGTCCAATAAACCAGCCTGCTTTGGCTTCGGCAGATGCTTGACCTTTCATGTTGTGAGGTCCGGTCGTCAGTGAAGAACCACTCGCAATCGCATAAATTGCACCCATGAGTCCCGATGTTCCAACACCCCATCTTAGTCCCTGTTCAAATGTTTCGCCCAACCAGTAATCATGGGCAACCGATGTAGGATAAAAAGTGTTTGGATTTGAAACTAGTTGTGGATTTGTATTGAACCGCTTGCGAATAAAAGTATCGGCAGAATCATCAAATCCAAACTTAATGGTGTCATTTGTTCTAGCGGATCCGCTGAGAAGAACAGTAAATAGATTACTAGAATCCATCGTTATAAGAGTTCCGCATGCGCCGGTCGTAAAATCTCGGCCACCAACGGCTGTTCCACTCAATCTAATAGTTGCATCATCTAAATACCAAATGGCAGCGAGAGAGCCAGTACCAATATTTTTTGCAGTGTTGCCGGCCCCCTGAGCGGACGAAGACGGCCAAACCCACAGACCATAAGCGCCTCCGTTGGCAGCATAGCCAACCGAGGTTGGATTCTGAGTCGTTTTCCAGCCAGCTTTAGAAGCATTTGTCCCATCATTATCAACACTTTGCTGGCCCAACAATCTAATATATGTTAAGGGAGCAACATTCGCACGAAGGAATGCCTTTGCGGCATATGTACCATACATCGGAGATTGATAGTTTCCATTGCGATAAATATCGCCACCACCCATACCAGGAACAGTATCTCCAAACATTTCAACAAAATCAGAATAAGCTTGAACTTGTATTGGCTGCATGGCGAGTCCGCGTCGGGCTCGGCCAACGACTACGGGTCCGATAGCTTCGGCTGATTTGGGGATAAAAGAGTTATCAATCTCATTGATAAACACCCCCGGAGATACAAATTTAAAGTTTTTTACTGACATATTGGGTTCCTCGCTTCTAAATAATGGGATTTAATTGCGGTACAATCATAGTTTAAATAGTATTTTGAACTTCAAAAGGAGCACGAACAAAGAAGAAAAGCGAACTTTCAGTTCAGGATGTAATATTCATAAATCCGTCCACATCCTTGACAATTCCCTCCTGTGGGTAGGTAATTTCTACAATGTTTTCATCAACGCGTACAATCGGCCTATCATCATTCTCCCCTTCACCAATTAAATAGCCTAAAACTTTGATAGTAATCTCAGATACAAACATTCTCATGTCTTCGCCAAGATTAGAAACATTATTACTATGTGTAAAGCCCTGATCGATGAACGCTTCATATAAGTGGCCGTTTCGTTTCATGATAAAAGAATTGATTTGGCCGGTTCTTGTCATAAATGGTGCAATTAAATCATTCATTTGTGTTTGATATTCTGATTTAATTGTGATTTTATAATCGACGTTTACGTATACCGGAATTGGGATAGATAAAGATTTTATAACGATCTTTTGATTAACTCTCGGTGAGTTTCTTTGTTTAACTTCGTTTCCATATGCTCTCGTTCCGGCAGCAGCAGCGAAATTGCGTGTTTTATCTTGCACAATCTTTCTTGCTATAACCCACCTACCGGTGCGACCATTTTTATCTTCTGAATATACATGTGCCTGAAAGCCGCCTTTGCGGCCCGGATCTTTAGTGATACCCGTTCTTTCAACACCAATAAGTGGCAATTTTAATGCGCCGGCATCATCCCTTAAAGATTTTTCATGTTTAATCTGATAAGATCTTTCTGGTGTCTGCCATAAGACCGGGACCTTAACAAATCCTTCATTTGTATTTGCACTTAGTTTTAAATCTTCCTTTAGCCATGACACCATTGCATAATCTATTGTTTCTATTTTAGACGCAAGCATGCCTATCTCTTTCAAATTATAATCGACACCAGATGGCAGCATGGCAAAATCGAAGTTATCAGGTAGCATCAAATAGTCCCTTCCTCGCTCTCAAGCATCTTGCAGAAATCTCAAAAGTATGATCCGCTTGGCCAAACAAAAGTTTAGGCTCTGCTAATTTAACTATCTCGTAATAATAATCTCCGTATAAAACAAAATCACCTTCGCGAACATACATATTTTGATCTTCTTCCAATCTTCTCTTATGAAAATGGACATTAATCTCCCACGACTTATCAACTCCGGCATTTTCCATATATGTTGTAGAGAAATCCGTGAACTCGACCAAAGCATAAACTCTTATAGGGGGCAAAAAAGTTTTTTCGATCGCTTCTCCATATAGCTCATGAAAATTTGTTCTTTCGATATCAATCGGATAATATAATATCTGTTGTCCGATGACTTTTTCAATTAATTCATCATTTACCTGTTTAACAAGATTCCTCTCCTTCTCTCCAAAGAATAAAGGAGGTGGGGGCGCCGGTGGTCTTTTCCATTCATTTGCCATTCATTTATTATCCTACAAATATCGGAAGAGGGGAATTTTTAAAGGTTGAGGTCGCGGCATCTGACATTTCGGTTTCTGTCTTCGCCAATTCTGAATATGTGACTGAATCAAGAATTTCCATTAATTTATCTCTAAGTTGTTGCTGTTCCTCTTTTGCCTGTGATAACAATTCAGAATGATTTAATGTGACACTCTCGCCAGGAATTGGCATTGTTGTGAACTTGCCGCGGATCTGCCCTAACATCTCCTTACAGAGAGCAAGAGCATATTTTCGGATCCACTGTTTGCCAATGGCATTAATATTGGCATATGGAACATTATCAAACGGTAACGTATTCATGTTATTAATGCCTTCTCTACCATCATCATAACCAGGATTTTTGTCCCAAGCATTGTTCATATCTACATAAAACTGAACCCAAATTCGGTCTGATTCGTCAAATCCCCAATAACTTGGGGTTGGAAACAATCTTAGTTTATTGTCTTTGAGTTCATAAGCATAATGAGATGTTCTGGTATAAATTGAATCTTCATACATAATGGCTTGCATCTTATTTTGCCACGTTGGAATAATCTCAAATGTTGAATCATCAGCAAACTGTCCATATGTTGAATAATTGCCTACGACGCCCACGCCTCCATAATAGCCATAGAACCGCCACATAGCCCTTGGAGACCGATAGAAAACCTTTGTGATGATAACGCGGTTGCTTCCAACTTTTCCAGAAAACGGAACAGCTTTGCCGCCGTCATCCAATCCAGAATCCGATGCATCTGAAATTATTTCCTGTAAATCATAATCTTGTTGTTCGGTAACTGGCTTAAAGGAAGCGGAATACATGGGAACCGTTCCACCAAAGCCGCCATTAGCGGCCATGGCATCTCCAATATTACGCGCTTGTGCAACTTGAAATCTTGGATATCTTAAGCTGGCGCTAGAAGGGCCAGTTAACAAGTTGCCTCTGTGATCAAATGTGCCGGTTTGGTTTCCTAAGACATTTGGTAATATATTTTTTCCCTGATGTAAATTAATAATATATGAGTATTCTAAAACCGCTTCTTCATACGCCGCGTAGACATTTGCGGGGGTCAACTCGATATCTACAACATCACCGCCAAGTTTCTTGTAAACATAATCAACTTGTACCGAGGCGCCGCTCAAAAAGGCGGCAGATCCCGTATACATTCCAAACGGAACTGCTGCTGCAACAAGTGCCGTACTCCCTGTTGAAGTTAAAACTATTGTACTGGTATTTGATTTAGGATTTATATTCGTTGGCATTCAGTAGATCTCCCGCTAGTGTAAATAGTTTATAAAAAGAGAAACCCCCAGCAGTACCGGGGGTTCTTTAATAAAGATGTGTTATCTATTTTTCTTTCTTTGTTGCCTTCTTTCGAGGGGCTCTCTTTTTTCTCACCTTTGGCTTCGGAGGTTCTTCGATTTTCTCTTCTTCTACAATCACTGGCTCCTCTTTTGCCTCAACGACTGGTTCTTCTATCTTTAATTCTTCGGCTTCGTCTAAATTATGTAGAATTACTGGATGGTTTGAGTGCTTGGCTTTAAATTTCTTATAAGCCGCTATTAATCTTCGTTTCTTTCCCATTGTATACTCCTTGGGTGTATAGTAAATAGTCTTATTTTTGCAAAACCGAAAAATCTCAAAAAGTTGCCGGCGGTATTTTTCGGCAGATCGGTGTTTTTAAACAAAAACCCCCCAACCATAAAGGAAGGGGGGCCTAAGCAATAATAAATCTAAATATTATTTATAGATAATTATCAGGTGGAACCGAATGAAGTAGCTGGTGATCCTGTCGAAAGAATATCTCCTTCAGCTTTCCATGTATCTGCGGCAACACATGTTAACCTGAAAGATGAACCTTGAATACCTGTGGTACCACCATTGCAAGCAATAAAATCAAACCCGTCACCAGTTAGTGCGGCGAAGTTCACCGCTGCATCAGATGAGTCCGTATCTGTGTTGCGAAGCATCCCAAAGAGTTTCTCATTGGTGGTATCTGTACAAATGACCTTGTGCGCGTTACTGGTAGCGGTAACGTTGATATAAAAATCGTAGTAAACACCAACAATGCTGCCAGCACCAGAATCCGGCAATGTTATTATGGCGCCGTCTGCATCATTAAATACAAATAATTTACCCGAATCAGCAGCAACTATGGAAGTAGCCGCCGTAATATTTTTAACCTTACGTCGGTTTCCATGCACAGTGCTAGCAAATGTAGTTGCACCTACGTTTGATAAAGTTGTAGAACTCAACGATAAATTTCTCTTTAAATTCTCAATCAATGCCTCGGTTCTCGCGAGACCTACTCTTTTTGTACCCATTTTTATAACCCTCCATTTATAATCATGTCATTAAACACGGGTGAATCATAAAGATTCACCTGTAAGTAGTCTCCATATAAACAAAACCCCCCGTCAAATGACGGAGGGCTTGTTTTTAACTACCGACTAGTGATTAGCTAGTTGCGCCGGCTTCACCAACGAGTCCGCGCACGATAACAAGACCGTACATATCGGGTCGAACCATCTTCTTGGCGTAGCGCGTCATGACACCCTTACGGGGCACGAAGTCTTCCGGGCCAAAGATGGTAGGCGTGGTCTGTAGCGGCACATAAGGTGCGTATACATAACCA